GCCCATCCTGAGGCTCAGTTGAGGTGATCCATGGCGCTGACCAAGAAACAGCGCCTGTTCGTCGACGAGTACCTGATAGACCTCAACGCGACGCAGGCCGCGATTCGGGCCGGCTACAGCACCCGGCGCGCGACGGAGATCGGCTATCAACTGCTCCAGCGGCCGGAGGTCGCCCAGGCCATCCAGGCCGCCATGGCCGAGCGTTCGAAGCGCACCGAGGTCGAGGCCGACTATGTGATCCGGCGGCTCCGCGAGATCGACGAGATGGACGTGCTCGACATCCTCGAGGACGACGGATCGTTCCGGTCGATCCGCGACTGGCCCCGGGCCTGGCGCCAGTTCCTGTCCGGCATCGAGATCGCCGAGTTGTTCGAGGGCCGCGGTGACGACCGCCGCATCGCTGGCGTGCTCCGCAAGGTCAAGTGGCCGGACAAGCTCCGCAACCTGGAGTTGCTGAGCCGGCACGTTGGCACCGAGTCGGCTGCGCTGGACCTTGAGTTGAAGCGCCTGGACGTGGCGAAGAAGCGCGCCGAACTGAAACTGCTGGAGAACCCCGAGGACGATGCGCCGCCTACCAGCGTCGCGGTGACCATCATCGATGCGAGGGTGCGCGATGCCGACGCTTAACGTGCCGCAGGCGAAGTTCCTGGCCCTGCCGCACAAGTTCTGCGGCTTCGTGGCCGGGTTCGGCTCTGGCAAGACCTGGGTCGGCTGCTCTGGCCTCGCCCAGCACGCCTGGGAGTGGCCGCGCATCAACGCCGGCTACTTCGCCCCGACCTACGCCCAGATCCGCGACATCTTCTATCCGACGATGGAGGAGGTGGCCTTCGACTGGGGTCTGCGGACCAAGATCAACCAGGCGAACCATGAGGTTCACCTCTACAGCGGCAGCGCCTACCGCACGACGATCATCTGCCGCTCCATGGAGAAGCCCCAGACTATCGTCGGTTTCAAGGTCGGCCGCGCGCTGAGCGATGAGATCGACGTTCTACCAGCGCAGAAGGCTCAGCAGGCCTGGCGCAAGATCATCGCGCGGATGCGCTACAAGGTGGACGGCCTGCGCAACCGCGTGGACGTCACCACCACCCCGGAAGGCTTCAAGTTCGTCTTCCAGCAGTTCGTGAAGCAGTTGCGCGAGAAGCCGCACTTGCAGGACCTGTATGGCCTGGTCCAGGCCAGCACCTACGACAACGAGGCGAACCTGCCGGACGACTACATCGATTCGCTGATGGATTCGTACCCGCCGCAACTGATCGCGGCGTATCTGCGCGGCCAGTTCGTCAACCTGACGTCGGGCACCATCTACACCGCCTACGATCGCACTCTCAACGCCTCGCAGGAGACGGTTCAGCCAGGCGAGCCGATATTCGTGGGTATGGACTTCAACGTCGGCAAGATGGCCGCCGTTGTGCATGTGAAGCGATTGGGACTGCCGCACGCGGTCGACGAGATCGTCAACGGGTACGACACCCCGGACATGATCCTCCAGATCAAGGAGCGGTTCTGGCTGTACGCCGACGGCGAATATCGCCCTACACGTCAGATCAGGATCTACCCCGACGCCTCCGGCGACTCGCGCAAATCGGTACGGGCCAGCGAGACCGATATCGCGCTGCTCAAGCAGGCCGGCTTCGTCGTCTCGGCGCCCGCCGCCAACCCACCGGTCAAGGACCGGATCAACTCCATGAACGCCATGTTCTGCAACGCCAAGGGCGAGCGGCGGTATCGGGTCAACCCCGACCGGTGCCCGACCTATGCCGACGCCCTGGAACAGCAGGTGTGGGGCACAAACGGCGAGCCGGACAAGTCGGCCGACATCGACCACCCCAATGACGCGGGTGGCTATTTCATCCACAAGGAATACCCGATCACGAAGTATTCCCTCGCAGGTGTTTCCTAATGGGCGTAGTCCGCTTCCTGAGCGACAAACTGGTCAACTTCGTGGCCAACTTGGGCACGGAGCGAGACAAGGCCGCCGGCAGCTTCTACGCGCCGGTCGTGCTCACCGATGAGCAGTTGCACAACGCGTATCGCGGCGCCTGGTTCCCGCGCAAGGTCGTCGATATCCCGGCGAAGGATGCGACCAGGCGTTGGCGGGCATGGCAAGCCAGCAAGGCGCAGATCGAGAAGATCGAGGCCGAGGAGAAGCGCCTTCAGGTCCAGGCCCGCACCATGGAGGCTCTAATCAAGGCGCGGCTCTGGGGCGGCGCAGCGATCTTCATCGGTACCGGCGAAACTGACACCAGCAAGCCTCTGGTACCCGAGCGCGTCCAGGCCGGCGGCATCAAGTATCTGACGGTGATGAGCCGGCGCGACCTGTCGGCAACCGAGCAGGATCGTGACGTCATGTCACCGAACTACGGCAAGCCCAAGGCCTACCGGCTCGGCGGCAGCGCGATCGAGATTCACCCGTCCCGGCTGGTGATCTTCACCGGCGCCGACATCCCTGACCAGGACCTGGCCAGTGGCAATCAGTTCGGCTGGGGAGACTCGGTCCTGCAGGCCGTGTTCGAGGCCATCCAACAGATCGACAGCACCATGGCCAACGTGGCCAGCCTCATCTTCGAAGCGAAGGTCGACGTGATCCGTATCCCCGACTTCATGCAGGGGATGCAGGACCCGAAGTACGAGAAGCTGGTGCTGGAGCGCATGCGTCTGGCGGCCATGGCGAAGGGAATCAATGGCACCCTGATGCTGGACAAGGACGAGGAGTACGACAGCAAATCGGCGAACTTCGGCACGCTGCCGGACATCATGGACCGCTTCATGCAAGCGGGCTGCGGCGCTGCCGATATTCCGGCTACGCGCATGCTCAGCCAGTCACCCGCCGGCATGAACTCCACTGGTGAGGCCGACCTGCGTAACTACTACGACCGCATCCAGTCCAGCCAGGAACTCGACATTACGCCGGCCATGTCGGTGCTGGACGAGTGCCTGGTGCGGTCCGCGCTGGGCAGCCGACCGCCGGAGATCCATTACGTCTGGAACAGCCTCTGGCAGACCACGGCGAAGGAGCGGGCGGACATCGGGAAGATCACCGCCGAGACTATCAAGACCATCGCCGAGACAAGGCTCTTCCCCGAGGACGCGCTCAGCAAGGCTGCCGAGACCCTGCTGGTCGAGAACAGCGTGATGCCCGGTCTGGAGTCGGCCCTGGAGGAGTTCGGCTCCGAAGTCCCCGAGGGCGAGCAGGACGAGGAGGGTGGCAACGGATCGTCCAGCCAGGCGCTGAACGACGCGGCACCTCGCACGCTGTACGTCTCGCGCCGGGTGCTGAACGCCGGCGCGATCATTGACTGGGCTAAGGACCAGGGCTTCGAGACCACGCTCCCGGCCGACGACCTGCACGTCACCATCGCCTACAGCCGGACGCCCGTCGACTGGATGAAGGTCACCCAGGCCTGGACGGTCAAGCCGAACGGAAACCTGACCTGTTCCGCCGGCGGCCCGCGCCTGGTCGAGCAGTTCGGCAAAGGGGCCGTGGTTCTGCTGTTCAACTCCTCTGACCTGACCTGGAGGCACGTCGAAATTCGCGATGCCGGCGCCAGTTGGGACTGGCCGGACTACCAGCCCCACATCACCTTCACCTACCAGCCCGGCAGCGTCGACCTTGACCAGGTTGAGCCGTACCGCGGCGTCATCGAGCTCGGCCCGGAGGTCTTCGAAGAGATCGGCGAGGGCTGGGCGGATCGCCTCGACGAGGAATAACGATGCTTCTTCATGACTCCGTGTCGGTGTCCGGCGTTCGCCGGACCGCTGACGGCTACCTCGTGGCCGATGCCCGGGTAGCGCGCACTGGCATCCAGGAATACCTGGGTTCCGAGGTCGGCAAGCCCGACATGCCCATTGTCCGCGTGTACCGGCCGCCCGAATCGGTGTTCCACAAGGACGCCATGCACTCCTACGCCTACCGCCCCATGACCAACGGCCATCCACCAGGCGGCGAGGTGAACGCCAGCAACTGGAAGGAACTGGCCGTGGGCCAGACAGGTGGCGAAGTGCTGCGCGATGGCGATTTCGTCCGCGTGCCCTTGGTGCTGATGGATGCCGACGCCATTCGCGATTACGAGGACGGCAAGCGCGAACTGTCGATGGGCTACAGCGCCGAGGTGATCTTCAAGGATGGCGTCAGCCCGGAAGGTGAATCGTATGACGCCTATCTCGGCCCCATGAAGATGAACCACCTCAGCCTCGAGGATCGAGCTCGAGGAGGCGAGCAACTGCGCATCGGGGATTCGCGCACCCCCGGCGCCAAGAAACCTGCGCAAACAACCCCCACAGGAGGCCATGACATGGCTGATGCACTCCGCAAACTCCTGGTCGATGGCCTCACGATCGAGACCACCGAGCAGGGCGCCCAGGTCGTCGAGAAGCTGCAGAAGCAACTCGGCGACGCCGGGGCGAACCTCAAGACCATCCAAGACGCCCACGCCACCGCGATGGCAGCGAAAGACGCCGAACTGGCGAAGAAGGACGCCGAAATCGATGGGCTGAAGGCCAAGGTACTGAGCGACGCCGACATCGACAAACTGGTGCGCGAGCGCGCCGACTTGATCGCCAGCGCGATGCTGATCGCTGACGGCGACTATGCCGGCAAGTCCGCCGCCGAGATCCGCAAAGCGGCCGTCGTGGCCAAGCTGGGCGACGCCGCCATCAAGGACAAGCCGGAGGCCTACATCGCCGCCCGCTTCGACATCCTGCTCGAGGATGCCGCCAGTAACGACCCGGTGCGTGTCCACCTGAAGCAGCAAGACAGCAAACCGTCGAACCCGGCTGACAACGGTCAGGCGGCCTACGAGGCGCGCGTCAACGGCGCCTGGAAAGGAGGTGACAAATAATGCCCGCCGTTCAAACCACCTACAGCGCGAACATCCGCCCCGGCCTGCCGGGCATGATCGTCGACGAAGTCCCGAAGACCCTGATCTCACGCACCGTCGAGGCCGCTGGCGGCCTGGCGTTCGGCATCCCGGTCATGCAGGGCACCGCCGACAAGGCCGGCCGTGCGCCGACTACTGGCGATACCGCCGCGAAGTTCGTCGGCATCAGCGTCCGCGACCGCTCCGTCAAGGCCGAGGCTAACCAGTACAGCCAGTACGAGTCGGCCCGCGTCATGACCGAGGGCGCCATCTGGGTGACCGCTTCCGTGCAGGTTGCCGCAGGCGATCCGGTCTACTTCGTGCCGGCCACCGGCGCCTGGACCAACGTCGCGACCGACAACGTGCAGGTCGCCGGGGCGCGCTTCGACACCAGCACCACTGGCACCAATCAACTCGCTCAAGTCCGCCTGGGCTAAGGAGAAACCATGAGCCGATTCAAGCTGCTCGACGCCCAGGCCGCCCTGGGCTTCGTGGTCTCGCAGACCACCTACATCGAGCGCCAGGTCAACGAGATCGTCTACCCGGATATCCAGTATCCGCAACTGATCCCGGTCGACACCTCGGCGCCCGAGTGGATCAAGACCGTCACCTTCTACTCCGCCGACAAGGTCGGGAAGGCCGACTGGGTCAACGGCAACGCCGACGACCTGCCGCTGGCCAGCACCGAGCGCTCGAAGTTCGAGTCGAGCGTGCACATGGCTGCCATCGGCTATGGCTATGGTCTGGAAGAGATCAGCCAGGCGCAGATGCTCGGCATCAACCTGACCGGTGACGATGCCGCCGCCGCGCGTCGCGCCTACGAGGAGTTCGTGGACCGGGTGGCCCTGGCGGGTGACGCGTCTAAGGGCTTCAGTGGCCTGTTCAACTATCCGGGCGTCACCGCCGGCAGCGCTGTCACCGGGAACTGGGAAACCGCCACCGCCGACCAGATCCTGGCCGACGTGAACACCGCGCTGATTCTCCAGGCGCAGGGCACGCTGTTCACGTCCTTCTCGAACAGCCTGCTGATGCCGTACAGCAAGTTCTTGCTGGTCGCCACCCGCAAGGTGAACGAGAACGGTCTGGAGTCGATCCTGACCTACCTGCAGAAGAACAACGTGTACACCGCTACCACGGGCCAGCCTCTGATGATTCGTGGTCTGAACGGCCTGGACACCGCCGGCGCCGGGGGCACCGCGCGCATGATCAGCTACCGCCGCGATCCGTCGGTGCTGAAGATGCACATCCCGATGCCGCACCGCTTCCTGCCGGTGTACCAGGCCGGTCCGATCCGCTGGGAAGTTCCCGGCATCTTCCGCCTCGGTGGCGTGGATATCCGTCGTCCGGCGGAAGTCCGCTACACCGACGGCATCTGACGGGGGTGGACTATGGCGTTCATCACCAATACCAACCGCATCACCCCCATCGGTCTGCCGAGCGGCGCCGTCATCCCGCCGGGCGCGTCTGTTGACGTGCCCGAGTGGGACGATATCAAGGACCGCAAGAACCTCGCCTTCTACGTGGTCACCGGCGTGCTGGTGGTCGAGGGCGGCGTGCAGAGTGACGGCCAGGGCGGCGAAGAGGCGTACCGCCAGCAACTGTTCGCCGAGCTGAAGGCCCTGGGCGTGAATGCCGGCGCCAACAGCAAGACCGAGACCCTGGTTTCGAAACTGGCAGAGGTCAAGGCCAAGGCCACGCTGCCCGCTGACGAAGCGGCTCAGAAACAAGCGCTGATCGAGCAACTGGCCGCCCTCGGAGTGCCGGCTGGTCCTGATGCCTCCCTGGAAGAACTCCAGAAGGCCCTGGCCGACAAGCAGGCCGAGCAGCAGTAATACCCGCCTCACGGATGGTCGACCGGGCCAGGATGGCCCACCTATTCGAGGATTCTGCATGAGCCCCATCTACTGGCACTTCGGACCGCTGCAGTTCACCAAGTCCGGCTCTCTATGGACTCTCTCCGTTAGCGGTTTCGGTCTCTGCGGCATCGGGCTGCGCATGGGGCTGTACCGTGGCTGACGCCTACTACGGCACCGTGGCTGACGCTGACGCCTACCACCAGGCCCGTGGCAATGCCGCCTGGGCGGCTGCTGCTGAGGCCGACAAGGAGGCAGCTCTGGCCCGGGCGTCAGCCTACATCGACGGCCTCGGCACCCAACAGCCGGTCTCTGAATGCGTGCTGGTCTTTCCTGGCAAGAAAGCCGGAGGGCGAGCCCAAGCACTGCAATGGCCGCGCGTAGGCGCCGTTGACCGTGACGGGGAGCCCGTTCCGGCTGATGAGGTGCCGCGGGAGGTCGAGCAGGCCACCTACGAGGCCGCGCTGCGCGAGCTGTTGAAGCCCGACAGCCTGAATCCGGACTACGTTGCGACCACCGCGGTGAAACGCGCCAAGGTCGGGCCGCTCGAAACCGAGTTCTTCGGCCCAGCCGAAGGCGACGAGCAGCCCAACAAGCCCTTCGTGGGGGTCATCAACGATCTCTTGGCGCCGATCATGGTGTTGCGGTGCCCGATGCCAGCGGTATTCACGGTATGACCGAAGCCGAGATCCTGCGCGCAATCGAGGGAAAGGAGCCGGCGTTGCAGAGGGCGTACCTGGACCGGGTCAGGTCGGTGACGGATGCCGCTGTCGTGGCTGAGATCGAGCGCTACATCAACGAGCAGGATGAGGATTCCATTGTCTCGGTGCTGTCGCTGGGGTTGCTGGCGGTGTTCCTGGAGCAACTGCGGTCCACCTATCTGGCCGGCGCGACCCTCGAAATCAAGTTTTTCCCGGGACGGCCGGTCCCGGAGTTCGACCCTGTAGGCCCGGGGCCGTCGACCTGGTTATCGGAGCATGCCCGCGTCCTGCAGCGCGACATCGATGATGCTACGCGCCTGGCTGTCCGCCACACGATCCAGATGGCCGACCTCCTGGGGCGCCCGCCGCGCGCGACAGCACTCGATATCGTCGGCCGGCGAAGCCCGCAGACCGGGCAGCGAACCGGTGGAATCACTGGACTCTCAGGCAACTACGCCCAGGCAGTGGCCAACGCCCGCGCCCAGTTGCTCAGCGGAGACCCCGCGCAGATGCGCCAGTACCTGACACGCATTCGCAGGGATCGGCGGTTCGACAGGTTGGTCGAGCGAGCCGTCGAGGCGCGTCGCCCGGTCCCGTCGGCGGATGTCGATCGCATCGTAGGCCGCTATTCCGAGCGACTGCTGCGGACCCGTGCCGAGCAGATCGCCGCGACTGAGGCACACGACGCCTTCAGCGCCGGACGGGATCAGGTCTACGAGCAACTCGTCGCCAATGGACTGGAGCGCAGCAGAGTCCTGAAGACCTGGCACAACGTCGGCGACAACCGCGTTCGGCACACTCATTCGCCGATGCAGGGCCAGCGACAGCAACTCGGTAGTCCGTTCGTGACGGGCGGTGGCGCGCTGCTGATGTTCCCCGGTGACCAGACGCTCGGGGCCGGCGACAACGAAACCGCCGGCTGCCGGTGCTGGGTCGAGTACGAAATCGGAGGTGCCCGTGCGTGACGAAATGCAGGCTATTTTCGGCCAGATGTTCGACAGCGTGTTCAGCGAGTCGGTGACCTCGTTCGCTGGCGAGTATCCGGGGCCGGGCGTCTTCGATCCGGTTACCGAGACCACCACCAGCCAACCCGTGCGGTACTCCGGGCGCGGGGTCTTCCACAACTACGAGGCCAACCGCATCGACGGAATCAACATCCATGTCGGCGACATCCAACTGATCGCTCTGATCAACGAGGTGTCGGACCAGCCCGCCGTCGGCCATGAACTGAGCACTACCGACGTGGTGCCGATCCTTGGTGGGCCGTTGGCGGGCTATCGCATCGTGCGCGTTGGCGGTGATCCCGCCGGCGTGCATCACGATCTGCAGTTGAGGAAAGCGTGATGGCAAAGGGGAAGGGAGGAAGGTCCTGGAGCGTGTCGCCGAGCGCCTTCATGGAGGCCGTGGAAGCCGATCTGGTGCAAAAGCAGAGCGATATGTCCATGGAGGCCCTGCGGGTGATCGTGGAGCACGCGCCTGTCGATACCGGCCGCTTCATGGCCAACAACATCGTCAGCATCGGAGAGCCGGTTTTCTACTCGCTCGATGCCTATGACAAGGCCGGCCACGAGACCATCGCCAATGGGTATGCCGAATTGGCCCACCTGGTGCCGTACTCGGTGGTCTACATCCAGAACAATCTCATCTACGCCGGCGCGCTGGAGGATGGCCACTCCGGCCAGGCCCCGGCGGGAATCTACGGCGTGGCCCATCTGGCAGTCAGCGCGAAGTTCACCAAATGACCTTTGAGCAAATCCGCAGCGTGATCATCAGCCGGATGACCGCATGGACCGGCATCCCGGGCGATGACGTCGATTACCCGAACAACCCAAAAGGGCCATTCAAGCCGGACGGGAGGCCGATCTGGGCGCGCCTGGCGGATATCCCTGGCGCCTCTGCGGCCACGGAGATCGGCAACGGCCCCTGTGTTCGCCGTAGCGGCCTGATCATCGTGCAGCTCTTCGTGCCGACCTACAAAGGCACGCTGCTGCTGACCCGGACCGCCGATACACTGCGCGAGCACTTCGAGTTCTACAGCGACCCGGTCCTGCCGTTCGAGTGCTTTGCCGTCTCCCAAGCCGTTCCCGGCGATGATGGACACGGTTGGTACCAGGCCAACCTGACGATCCCCTACCGGGCTGGTTGAGCCCGACCCACCCACCGCCGCACGGCGGTTTTTTTTCGCCTATCACAGGAGAAACGCCCCCATGAGTAGCGGCGCGAAGGTCCAGCTTGCCTGGATCAAAGAGATAACCCCCGGCGTCACCCCGCCGGGCGACTGGCACACGTTCACCCGTATCAGCAACGGGGTGACACCGACCTACAACTCCGAGGCCAACAACGAGATCGGTGCCGACCGTATGGCCCAGGGTACCGCCATGACCACCGTCGACGTTGGCGGTGACATCGAGAGCAAATGGCGCTACGGGGCGCTGGATGAGTTCATGGCCTCCTGCTTCGGCAAGAACTGGGTCGCGAACGTCCTGACCATGGGTAACGACCGCATCTCCTTCTCCCTGGCCACCTATGCCGCGGATATCGGCGTCGCCGGTATCGCCCGTGGCGCCCAGGTTGCGACGATGGCGTTCGACTTCCCGGGCGACAACGAGATCACCGTCACCACCACGTTCGCTGCCACAAGTTGGAGCGATAAGGCCGATGACACCTCGTTCATCGTCAACGCCCAGCCGGAGCCGGCGCAGCGCCGCTACTCGTTCAAGGACATCAGCGGCCTAAAGCTCAACGACCAACAGGTGGGAGAGGGCAATGCCTGCGTCGACAGCTTCAACCTGCAGTTCGACAACGCGGTACAGACCCAGCGCTGTATCGGCAACGGCAACCCGTTCCCGGGCAACATCATCCCCACGACTTTCACGCCGTCGGGCTCGATCACGATCAGCTGGTCGAAGATGGCCTATCAGCTCTGGAAGGCACAGCAGACCGGTGACGCCATCAGCTTGGAGTTCACCGTCAGCAATGCCGACGGCGGCTATCGCATCAGCCTCCCGGAGATGGAGGTCAACGGGTCCTGGCCGGACGCCGGCGCCGAGGAAATCGTCCAGGTCGAACTGAACTACACCGCGCGCCGTATCCCGCCGACCATCACCCGCCTGCCGGCGCCGATCGTGATTGCAAGCGTCACCGTCACGCCGGATACCGCCTCGGTCGCCGCCGGTGAAACCGTAGACCTGGAAGCCGAGGTTCTACCGGCCGGCGCCAGCCAGACCGTCACCTGGTCCACCTCCGATGCAGCGATCGCCACCGTGAACGACACCGGCCTGGTCACCGGCGTGGCTGTAGGCACCGCAACGATCACCGCTACCAGCACGGCGGACCAGACCAAGACCGATACCTGCGCGATCACCGTAACCGCGTAAAACCCCTTGTCTGGCGCGCCCTGCGGTGCGCGCCGGGCCTTTTTACCGCAGAGGAACACCATGGCCATCACCCTGAAGAAAAAGCCCGAAATCGACCTGTACGGCACCCGCTGGCTGCATCTCAAACTGGACGAGGAGGGGCATCTGTCGCCTTGCGACGTAGAAGCGGAGGCCGACCTTTCGCTGCTGGTGGGGTCGACTGGCGATCCGCTTTTCCAGTCCCACCACGCGATGATCAACCGCCACATGCAGGCGATCGATGCTCAGGCCGGCGTCGGAACCAGCCAGTTCAGCCCGCTGACTCTGGCCGATGTTCAGTTCGACAATATCGACGACCTGCTGATTGGCCTGGTGGCCAGGCACATCATCAAGGACTGGAAGGGTGTGCAGGACGAGGCGGCGCCCGGTGTGCCCGCCGACTACACGCCGGAGCGCGGCCAGGCGCTGATGCGCCAACACCCCGATGCCTACTGGCTTGCGCTCAAGACCGGCACTGACATCGCGGTTCGCGCGGATCTGCGTACCCAGGAGACCGTGGGAAAGTCCTGAGCGCGTATCGCTGGGGTCGGGACTGGGCGGGGCCCGACAACGAGAAGAAGCGATGGAAGCATGAACGGTTCGGGCTCCCGGTCCCTGCGGAGCCCACCATAGACGCCGTCTGCGCCGAGGTGCTCGAGGCCTACCACCGGATCAGCAGGGGCCGGCAGTTCATCGGCATGATCGGCGCGCCGGCCCCGCTTTCTCACCGCGATATCGACGCCTACCTCCTGCGTTACCCCACCGCCATCCCCATCGCCGAGTTCGAGGCGGCGGTCCTCGCGCTCGACGACGAGTACCGCGCCCAGTGGGCCGTGGCGCAATCAGAACCTGCTGAACAAGAACCCGGAGACCGCCATGGCGGAAGAAAGTCGCCTCTCAATAATCATCGACTCCCGGGGCGCTGAGAAGAGCGCGACCAGTCTTAGCGACGCGCTAGACCGGGTGGAGCGCAGCGGGGACGAAGCCGCCGGCAGCACCTCCCGCCTCAGCGAGGTGACTGTCCGCCTCGGCTCGAATATGAGTAAGGCTGCGGCCGCTACCGTTGCGTCGCTATCGCGTATCGAGCGCGCGACGGAGTCGACCAGTTCGCAGATGACGGCGCTTGTCTCCCGCGCTGTCGCCCTGGAAAACGCGATGTCGTCGGTGGGCCAAGGTATCGGTCGGCTTGACACGGGCATCACCCAGTCGAACGCGCAACTTGGGCAGTTGAACACCCAGATGTCGCATCTGGTGTCGACGTTCAGCACGTTTTCCCAGGGGCAGAGCGCGATCAACGCGCAGTTGTCGCGCATCGCGGCGAACATGTCGCGGGCAGCGGACGAGACCCAGAACCTGGATCAGTCCACCAGTCGAGCGGGCCGCGGCGCGCGCGAAGCCGCGAGCGACCTTGACGCAGAGCGCGCCGGCCTAGCGCGCCTGCTGGGGCAGATCAACCCCACTGTTGCGGCGCTCGACCGCCTCGACGACATGCAGCAACGGCTCACTCGCTACAAGAACTTGCGCCTGGTCGATGCTGAGACAGTGGCGGAGTACACCGAGCGGCTGAAGGCAATGCGCAATGCCCTGGGCGACGCCGAGGGCGGCATGAACCGCGCTGGGATGTCGGCCAAAGCGCTGTCGGCGAACATGCGGATGCTGCCGGCTCAGATCACGGACATCGTTGTCGGCCTGTCCTCTGGCCAGGCACCCTTGACCGTGCTGCTCCAGCAGGGTGGCCAACTCAAGGACATGTTCGGTGGAATTGGGCCGGCTGCGCGCGCCGTCGGGGGCTACATCCTTGGTCTGGTCAACCCATTCACCGTAGCAGCTGCCGCTGCAGGCGCACTGGCTCTGGCCTACTACAAGGGCTCCGAACAATCGGACGCTCTGCGCGACAGCCTGATCCTGACTGGCAACTTCTCGAAAGCGTCCGAGGCGCAGCTAATAGCCTTGGCCGAATCGGCTGATCAGGTGACCGGAACCTTCGGTCAGGCTGCCGGAGCGCTGGCACAGTTGACTGCCGCCGGCGCGAATACCACTGGCAACCTGAAGCTCATCACCACCACCGCTGTCGAGATGCAGCGCGTCACCGGAAAGGCGGTAGAGGATACGGTCGCCGAGTTCATCAAGCTCGGTAAGGACCCGATCGCCGGCATCGTTGAGCTGGATGAGAAATACAGGTTCCTGACCGCATCAGTGTACGCCCAGATCAAGGCTCTGTCGGATCAGGGTAATGCCGTGGCGGCCGCCGACCTGGCTGAGCGAACCTATGCCGAAGCGATGGGGCAGCGCACCTCCACGATCCGCGAGAACCTGGGCCTGATCGAGCGCGGCTGGCTCAACATCAAGGACGCCACCAATGAGGTCCTTGACGCCTTCGCCAGTATCGGGCGGAAGAGCGTCGAGAGCGAAGGCAAGGCCATCACTCGGCTGCAGCAGAAGATCGCCTACCTGCAGAGCACGCTGGACACCGCTTACGAGGACAACGATGCCCGCGAGCGCATCGCCAGCCTTCAGGCTGAGCTCAAGCAGCGCCAGGGCATCCAGCAGACCAATGCGAAAACCCTGGAAGAGGAAGAGAAGCGTCGTCGAGCTCAGGAGGAGGGGCGGCGCGCGGTTGACTCGTTAGCATCGGCTTACAAGTCCAGTCTCGATCAGGTGGAGCGCATAAATTTAGCCATCAAAGACCTGGACAAGGATCGAGAAAAGGCAATTGCTGTTGGCGTGTTTGGTGAAAAACAGCAGGCCGACTACACCAAAGCCAGAGCGGCCTACGAGAAACAAATCGCCGACATCAAGGAGCGTGAGGCGAAGAAGAGCGCGCCGAAGACCCGCGGCCAGAATGTCGGCGTGCGTGAGGCTGACAATACCGCCTCCCGCTTGCTGGCCCAGTACGACCCGGCCGGCCAGGCTGTGCGCACCCTGACCAAGGAGCAGCAGCAACTCGACCTCGCTTGGCGCAAGGGCAAAATCACGCTCGACGAGTACGGCAAGGCCCTGGCGCAGGCGTCGCTTAACTACGCCGCGGCTATCAAGGGCGCCCAAGGCCTCACCGCAGCCGAGCAGTACCAGGCGCAGATGGAGCGGCAACTCTCGATTCAGCGCCAGCAGTACGCTGCCCAAGCCGCGGCGGTCGGTATGGGCAGCAAGGAGGCCGAACGGTACCAGCAGCGTCTCCAACTGGAGCAGCAGACCAACGACCGAGTCCTCCAGTTGCGGACCGAGTTGGCCCAGGCCACAACCGAGAAGCAGCGGCAGGAGCTTCAGGCGCAGATCGACCTGACCAACGAGTATCTGCCACAGCAGGTCGCTGCGATGGAAGCGGGCTGGGCTCAGATGGACGCGGCCATGGCCAACCCCATCAACGGCTGGACCGCTGCGGTGCAGAACTTCGGCGCGCAAGCGACAAACGTGGCTGGGCAAACGCAGAGCATTTGGACCAACGCGTTCGACACGATGACGAACGGGGTCACTGACCAGTTCATGAGCCTGGACCTTTCCCTGAGGTCCATTGGTGATCTGAGCAAGGAGGTACTTCGGAACGTCCTCGCTGGCTTCGTCAAAATGGGCGTTCAGATGGCTGCTAACGCGGTCCTGAGCAGTACGATCCAGGCCGCCCAAACGACCCAGGCCGCAGCATCAGGGGCCGCTATTGCATCGGCGTATGCGCCTGCGGCCGCAACTGCATCTATCGCCTCTTTTGGCGGTGCCGCTGTTGCTGGCCTGGCGGCTATGACTGCTGCCATCCCGCAGATGCTGTCTCTTGTCGGATTCGCGAACGGTGGCTATGTGACGGGCCCAGGAACGGGGCGCTCTGACAGCATTCCGGCAATGCTCAGCAACGGCGAGTTCGTGGTGAATGCCGAGGCGACCAGGCGGAATCGGTCATTGCTCGAGGCGATCAACTCCAACGACCGGATTCCGAGCGGCAGCGCTGCGTCGAGCTCGTCCAGCGGTGCCACCGCTTCGGCTGGTCTCGCGCCAGAGGTCAACATCTTCAACGCGCCGCCCGGCACCCAGGCAAACGTCAGGATGGAGAACGCCCAGTGGGTGCTCGACGTCGTGTGCGGGAGCATGGAAGGCGATGGCCAGGTACACCAGGTCATGGCCGGTAAATATGGCGTTACCACGGTGGGACGGTAATGAGTGACGACATCATCAAATATCCGGCGCAACTGCCGCACCCGCTGCAACAGGGTTACGCCTTCGAGACGACGAACCCGAAGCTGTCTACCCCGATGGCTTCGGGCTACGTTCGAGAACGCCGGCGAACCCAGAGCGTACCCACCAGGGCGAAAGTCACCTGGAACATGGATAGCCAGCAGGCCGCCTTCTTCGAGGCGTGGTTCGCCCGTACCCTGGTGGACGGAACGAAGTGGTTCGAAGCGATGCTGCAGACGCCGCTTGGCTTCCTGCCGTACACCTGCCGGATTCTCGGGATGTACGAGGGCGCCGAACTGGTCCAGGTCAGGCGCTGGGAGTACAGCGCGACGCTCGAACTGCGCGAACGCCCCCTGATGCCGCCAGGCTGGGAGGAGTTCCCGGACTACTGGTTCAACATGAACATCCTGGATCTCGCGATGAACCGCGATGGTCACTGGCCGGAGGCATGAGATGGACCCACTCGAAGTTGCCTTCGCGTCGCCGGCCGACGAGGTGCTGATTCCAACCCTGGAGATCACCTGTGATGCTTGGCCAGCCCCGGTGTTGCTGACGCACGGCTACGACAATGTCACCGCCGGCACCGAGGATGGCCGAACCCTGACCTTCGAGGCTGGAGGGATCGATGCCTCGTTGCCGAAGTCGGACAACACCGGGAACCAGACGATCACCTTTGCCATCGACGGCGTGACCGGAAAGGCCCAGAACCTGATCCAGCAGGCCGTCGATGCAGAGAAGCGGGTCCGGCTGACCATGCGGCTCTATCTCAGCACGGACCTCTCCAGACCGAAGCGCGACTACCACATGACCGTCAAGAGCGGCGTGCTGGAGGTCGATCATGCCGAAATTCAGGCCGGCTACTTCGACCTGATTGGCACCCGCTGGCCCCGCGTCGACTTCAACTCCCAGAACGCACCCTGCATCAAGTACGAAGGCTGACCCATGCTCGATCGATATCTCGCCGCCGTCTACGAGGACGGCGGGCGCGAGCTGCCGCGCGTCGATTGCTGGGGACTCACCCGGCTGGCGCGTCATGAGCTCTACGGCATGCCCATGCTCTCCAGCTTCGGGGAGGTGAGACATACCAGCCCGCGCCATTTCCAGCGCGCCTACCAGCGCCAGGTCCAGGCCGCCCTGGAAGAGTGCGAACCGTTCGCCGGCGCCATCGCTGCCGGCATGGATGGGGCGGTCTGCGTCCACGTCGCCCTGGTCGTGGCTAGGGAAGGGCGGCTGCAAGTACTCGAAATCAATCCAGGGTCCGGCGCCCGCCTGGTGCGCCTGCAGGACTTCCTCGAAAACTTCACCCGGGTGATCTTCTACCGTGATCGAATTCTTCGCGAACAAGCTGGATCCTGAGCCGCTGCGCCAGTACCCCATCCGCGCGCGGATGCCAATCGACACCTGGTTGCGTGGGAACGTGGCGAGCTATCGCCGCAATCGGCGCCGTATCCACCGGGGGGAGTTGAACCCGGTAAGCATCTCGGTCAACGGTCGGCTCGTCCACTTCAGTCGCTGGCGGGTGACCGAAATCGGGCCAGACGACGAGGTCCACATCTGGAAAGAGCCGAAGGGCATCGATCCGATCTCGATCACGATCGCCGCGATCAAGAGCGCCCAGGCGCTGTTTCGGTTGTTCATGCCTCGGATCAAGATGCCGAGCACCCAGAACCCGCGCCAGGGCGACCCGTTGGAGAGCGCGCGGACCAAGGCGAACCAGGTCCGCTACGGCGACATCGTCCGGGAGGCGTTTGGCCGGAACAAGATCTACCCCGACTACATCGTCCCGCAATGCCGGCGTTTCCCCAGCGAGCGGACGGAGTGGGTCCAGATGCTGCTGGCGGTCGGGATCGGCGACTACGAGATCCACGCCAGCGACATCATGATCGGCGACACCCCGATCATTTCGCTCGGCAATAACGCCCGCTACCACGTCTACCGGCCGGGTGAGAGCGTGGCCGGCGACCCGGCTGCGGAGTGGTGGCACTCGGTTGCCGAGGTCGGCGCCACGGCGACGGGCACCGCGGGGATCGACCTCCGGACTACCACCACGGTCGACCAGTCTGCAAATGCCCAGGCGTACCAGTTCGACGGCGACCTGGTCACCGTTCCCGTCGGGGCCGGCCAGTTCCCCACTGGCTGGGCTGCCGGGATGATCGTCCGCGTCGAAGTGATGTACCAGTACAACGTCACCGCAGGCACCGGAGTGGGCGGTCGAGACACAATCTCCGGCCCGCTCGCCCAGCTCGGCGCGTTCCCAGGCATGGTTATCGAGGTCACCGGGGCGAACGAAGGCATCTACGTCGTCAACAGCTACACTGCGCCGGCAGGGTCTACGCCAGCGTCGATGACGCTCAATACCACCAGCGGCGCGCCCGTTTCTGGGTTGCAGTACGGAACCGGCTGGGCGTGTATTGGATACCGCGGGCTCCGGTACCGGATCACCGCTGCGAGCTCCAGCCAATTGGCGTTGGACCGGTTGACCGATACCGGCTCCGACGACACTGCCTGGCCTGGATTCGACTACATCGAGAGCAACTCGGCGGTCCTGAAACTGGACGGCTCCACCCTGGAGGGAGACTGGGCCGGCCCGTTCGCAGGGAACCCAGAGGCCGAGAAAGCCACCGCGATCGAGTTCGACTACATGTTCCCGCAAGGCCTCGGAGGGGTGGACAAGAAAGGGAGGCTCTTCAACTGGCAGGTCGAGATCGAACTGCAGTGGCGCGACATGGCCCTGGCTGGCGCATGGACCTCCTACCGCGAGACCATCAGCCGGGCGACTCTGGATCAGATCGCGTTCACGCGCCGGATCAACCTGCCGTATGCAATGCGCCCTGAGGTCAGGATGCGTCGGATCGGCGCGAAGTCAACCGAGACCACCATTCAGGACACCGTGCAGTGGTACGGCCTACGGACAAGGCTGGCGAGCCCGTCGTCCTACCCCGGAATGACCGTCATTTCAGTGGCGGTCGCCGGCGGCGGCCGCTTGGGTGCGCAGTCCGAGAATCGGGTCTCGGTGATCGGTACCCGGATACTCCCGACGCGCCAGAACGGCGCGTGGACGGAGCCGCGGCCTGTCCGGGATCTGGTGGCGCCGTTCTGCTACGTCGCAAAGTCCGTTGGCTACGAGGATGCAGACCTCGACCTGGTCGAGATCGATGCACTGGCCGATATCTGGGCGCAGCGAGGCGACACGTTCGATCACCAGTACGAGTCGACGTCGACGGTGAAGGAAGTGCTGGGCGACATCCTCGCCGCGGGATTCTCTGAACTGACCATTGGGCGCGGGCGCCTGCGTCCGGTTCGCGATGGGCTGCGCGAGGGTGTCGATCATCTCTACACCACGCCGGCGGCGAATGGCGAGGTCTGGGCCTACTCGGCACAGAACATGAAGGGGTCGCTGTCCAGAACCTTCAGCACGCCAACTCCAGACGACAACGACGGTGTCGACGTCGAGTACATCGACGGCCGCACGTTCCAGAAAAAGACCGTTCCATGCCGCCTCCCTGGCCAGTTGGGGTTGAAGCCCGAGAAGGTCAGCGCTGTCGGGGTGAGCGACGTCAACAAGGCGTATCAGAAGGGCATGCGCCGAGCGGCAGAGCAGCGCTACCGACGTTGGAACTACTCGTTCGAAACGGAGCTCGACGCGAACAACAGCGGCTATCTCAGCCTGGCCGCTGTGTCCGACGACACGCCGGGGAGTGGCCAGAGCGCATTCCTGAAGTCGATCGCCCCTCGTGACACTGGCTTTGTATTGGAGAGCAGCGAACCTCTGGACTGGGCTGCTATGGAAACGGCCAGGGTTGCGCTTCGCAAGCCGGATGGTCGAGTAGACGGCCCTTGGAGTGCATCGCGAATCGACGACCGCCGGATGCTGGTACCGTCACTCGGTTTCGTCCCTGACCTGTCCTGGACGCGCGAGCCGCCGCATCTCCTGTTCGGTCGCATCCATCCAGTGCTGATAACCGGTGTGGACCCGAAGGGCCTCGAGAGCTGCTCCGTCCGCGGCGTGAACTACGACGAGAGGCTCTACGTCAACGACAACGCCACCGCACCGCCTGAGGCGGTCTGACCGCCAACACATCACCCCCATGAAGGACCCCGCCCTGTGCGGGGTTTTTGCTTTCTAGGAGCAGCCATGTCCGTCCGTTACAACACCATGAATCCGGTCGAGCCCAATGGGTCTTCCGACTTCCGTGATGCCCACGACAACACCGGCAACCTTGATCTCGCGATGAACGGGGCGGCGCTTGCATGGACGGACCGTCTCGGCCGTTCTAAAAAGTCCTGGGCAGGCATCGAGGATCAGGTAAACGCCTGGCTCGACAGCCAGGGCTTCGAGCCAGGTTTCCTCGTGTACGTCGACGGCTCGCCGCTGACCGTAGACCGTCCGACCCAACTGATCCAGCGCGGGGATAACATCTACAGCGTCAAGCGCCCGGCATCGTTCCCCGTCAATCTGACCGGGAACTGGGCGACGGACCAGAACCTGCTCGTTGCCCAGGTTGACCGGACGCTGCAAGACACCCTGGCCACCAGCGCTGGCGCCGGGATGATCGGCTATCGCGAGCGCACCGTAGCCGACCGCTTGAACGACACCGCCAATGTCAAGGACTACGGCGCTATCGCAGATGGGGCGTATCACCCGTTGTCAGAGCGGTTCGCTACGCTCGCCGAGGCGCAGGCGGTCTATCCGCACGCCACTGCGCTGACCGACAGTATCGACTGGGCGGCGTATCAGGCGGCAATCAACTCCGGGGCGCCGCATGTGCATGCGCCAGGCGGGCACTACGTCATGAATCGCGGGACTCTCGCTGAGCGGGATATTCGGTATACCGGCGATGGATATGCTACCCGCGTGGATTTCAGCATGGCCGATGGTCCCGGTAGTTGCATGCTGACGCAGGGCGAGTTGGTGCAAATCGGCGATCTGTCCGTGAGCGTGGTTAAAGGCGCTCGCACGCTGACATTTGCCGCTGCACCAGACCTGGCTCCGGGAGACGTGGTTATCGTGTACAACCCCACCAACGGCTCTTGGCTGGCTGATCGCGATCCGTATCGCGCTGGCGAGATGTGGAAGGTCCATTCGGTAAGCGGCAGCACTGTCACGATCTACGGAAACAGTTCGTCGGTGTACCTGTTCTCCGAGGTGGACGTATACCGCATGCGCGGCGTGCGCGTGTCTGTCGATCAGATGCACTTTTCGCCGTCTGACACATATTCCATTGCGCCGTTCAAGGTGGTTTTCGGCGATGGAGTTAAGATCTCCAACTACTACGCTAGCGATGTCACGCGTTATACGGGATTAGAAGTAGAACGATGCTTTGACGTTTCGATCAATGCGGTTTCAAGCCCGAACAGGTCGCCGGCAGTCAATGACGAATATGGGATTACTATCTCGAACTGCCATAATTTCTCGGTGTACGGTGGTTATGCAGCGGCAACCAGGCATGCTGTCGCGCTCGGCGGAATGGACGCTGTGTGCTGCGTGCCCAACCGTAACGGACTGATTTACGGTATGCATATAGAGGGCATCGATATCGATTCGGATATTGGTGCGGGAGATATGCATGGCAACGCCGACAAAATCACATACGACAACTGCGAGTTTCGGAACGGGGTGATTCTTCAAGGACGAGACGCCAGCGTCCGTAACAGCACTATCTATGGCGTTTCGAGCGTTTCTGGCGAAGCTCTATACGGGACCGAAGTGTATGGCGGGACGTATACAATCGAGAACAATCGTTTTATCAGTTACGGAAACGGTGCTTCTTTCGGAATCATCCACATCTCACCGGGGACAAGTCAGCGCGAAGCGCTACTGATCATCGCGAGAAACAATACATTCGAACTGCCGAATGCCACAGGATCGACAAAGGTGCTGTTCTTGCGCGGACGCAATAGTCCGCTCCCGTGCAGTGTTAACATCGACGGCATGCATGTCCACATGGCGCCTGTTGCGATGCAGTGTTTCCTTTTCGCAGACGACCAAGTTGCAGCAACTCTGAACAGTAACTATCTGATCATTGACGGCGTATATGGGCCTAGTGGTACGTACCTGCTGTATCCAACCTCGAAGAATGCCGCCATACCGACCAGGCAGATGCACCAGTCCGGCGCGGTGAACGTGACTACTACGGCTTCCGCTACGGTTGCAGCCCCAGCTCAGACCATTCGCTACCCATACTCCAAGATACCCAACGTTAGCGTGCAGGTTTCCAGTCAGTCGGGCGGTGATCAGAGCGCAATCGGGTCAATCACCCCTGTGGCGATTGCGTACAATGTGCAGCCGAACAGCATCAGGCCTGCAATCATGGCGCCCAGCGGATCGTTCGCGGCTGGAGGCTCCGCTCGTCTTCACTGGTCTGCTAGCCTAGATGATATTTGATATTTAGGTCTGGGCGCTTTTCTGGCCCAGGCCTATTTTAAATGTCCTGATAGTATGTCGCTATAAAAAGCACAAGGATGAATGCTGCTATTGATATCACTTTTATTGTTTGGCCGGCAATTGTGCGAAGCATTTAATTATCCTCGATTTTAAGATTGGATGATGAATAAAGACCAAGTGCGGCTGGCAGTAAAAGATATGTAAAGTATTTTCCGACAAGCAGAAGCACTATAGTCACTGCGAGAATTGAGAATGCTGATATTTCTCTATTAGTCTGCGCGCTTCCGAGTGCTATATTTATTCCTAGTTTTACGGCGGGGCCTATTGAAATGATAAGTATAAACAAGAAGCCGAATAGTCCTAGGTCATTCCATGCTGAAAGGATGTTGTGTATGTACTCGCCTTTTTCATATTTTCCATAGTTCCCTAGTATTGGACTTTCCATTATCTTGTTTAGTCCTTCAGATGCTATCCGGCTCCGCTCATTGCTTGAATTGTCATGCTGAAGATCAAGCAGATTTGCTACTCTACTATCTGGAATCTCCACTATTCCAGAGCTAATTGTCGCCACTGATCCTGCTGCAACTATGATAAGGGCAAGTATAGGGAGCCCCTTGTTTTTTGACGACAGAAACTCGTAGGTTGCCGCAAATAGAGCGTATGCAACGAATTCGCTTCTCGCACCATTTATGTAAAGGCAAGCTATTGCTACAGCATGCGCAATGCATCTGGTAGGCAGTGATCGCACTCCCGTAACAAGAACAACCGAAAGCAGCAAGTAACAGAGGGCGAAGGTTTGATATCCCGGTATCTTATCTACGTCGCTGGGGAGTTCTCTAAGCGAGAATCTACCGTCTACAGTAAATATAAGAATGCATGCGGATGAAGCAATCCACGCAGTTTTAAGAGCTAGCCCAGGTAGTCGGTCAACTCTGAAAGCACCCTTGCATATAAGAAAAACGGCTGCGCATTGTGCGATTGAAACCATGTGCCATGTGAAGATATAGCTATCTTCTTCGCTGTTGAGAACTACGACGCACAGGAAGAATAGAAGGAATCCAAAGTACGTCAGATCAATTACAGCTATTCGTCCTGTTCTGAGCGTGGTCCACAGATATAGCGGAGCAAGTATTGCGAGCGCGGCTGCGGATGTTTTTCCAAAGTATCCTGTAATAAGCGCCGGGATCAGTCCATTTGTTGTCGCTACGTAATAAAGAATCGTTCCTGGGAATAGGAGAAGGAAAAGGATGTATGGGGCGGTTGAAAACGGAAGCTTGGTCCTATTCATGCGTATTGCCTTTCTCCATTCCTTAAAACGTGGCGCGTCATGGTACGCGCTTCATTCATGCTAGTCATTGGATAGTGAATCGCCATGCCCATCACCGAGCAGCAACTGCTGCACATCCTCCCGAACGCCGGCCCTCGAGCCGGCGTTTTTGTTGGTGCGCTGAACCGCGGGATGACGCGCTTCGGTATCACGTCGCCTGTGCGCGCGGCGGC